TATCATTGAGAACAACTATAATAAAGATGTTGCTCCTATGCCTGCCGGGCGTACAGTATTTGAGATTTACGGATGGGATCTTGGTCTTGAATTGAATGCCGCAGAACGTAACCCGAATGATGATGAATTAATGGGTGGATGGTTACTTACTGCCGGATGCAGCGATAAGATAAAAGAATCACAGATGCCTTTAACCTACTTTGTAGGGGGAACACTGGCTCTGACACGTGCTGCATTGCTTTCATTGCTTGCACCTTGTTGCAAATAAAATATGTGAGGGATAAAACCCTCACACTTTTTTATGATCGAAGAGATACAATCCTTCGCACGTGATTTTATAAATGATGTATCATTTAGAACATCATCGCGAAAGGGAAAGATCAGAAAGGCTTATAAAGCGATTACCGGAAAAGACATACAAATATCATGTAATACCTGTTATATCGAAGCCTTACTTTTAATTATTAATAGCAAACCTATGTCAGCAAGAAATTATGAATTAAAAAAAGGTGTTCTTCTTCAGGCGTTTGGTGATGCCTCAAAGACTTGCACTAATGATACACTCACAGATGAATTGGCAAAGTGGTATTTGGAAAACTATCCTGAGAAGATAATTTATTTTGAAAAAGTACCTGGTAAAGTTATTCCTTCAAGACCTGTTAATATCCCTCCGGACGTTAAAATTGTTGAACCTTTGAAAGAGGAACCTGTCGAGATATTAAAACAGACAGTCGATTCACTGACGAAGGAACCAAAGACGGAACCGAAAAAGAAAACAAATAAAGCCAAAAAATAATGCGAGTCTCCGCCACAAGAACGGCACTACGGGTAGAGCGGAACACTTACATTACTTCCAAACGAATCAAGGGATATGGTTCTAATAATGACTACCCTCAAAAAGTCCTGGAGATTATAAATAGTTCCGGTACAGGTCGAACCTGTATGAATATTTACGTTAAGTTTGTCGAGGGTGCAGGATTTACAGACCCCGCATTTGGTGATTTGGTCATCAATTCTTTAGGAGAAAAAAGCAATTCTTTACTTAGGAAATTCGCTAAGGATCTTAAAAACTTCAATGGTTTTGCTTGTCTTGTTAAGTATGATGGCCTTGGCGCACCTTCGGAATATTTCGATGTTCCTTTTGAACAATGCAGACTTGAGATTATAAACTCCGGCCAATATACAGGTCGTATAGGTATTCACCCGGATTGGACAAACCAGACAGGTAAGGTCTTTACTTTAGCGGACGTTAAGTTCATAAATCATTTTGATCCTACTAAGGTAATTGAAGAGATGACCGCTGCTGGTGGTCCGGAAGAATACTTGGGCCAAGTTTTTTATTTTACTGCTGATGGCGATTTTGAATATCCTATCTCGCCGTTTGATCCTGTCATTACCGATATGCTAACCGAGGAGAGTTGCTCTACCGTTAAGCATCGGAACGCTAAATACAACTTCTTACCTGCAGGGATATTAGTAAGGAAAGGCATCAAACCACGTACATCAGCAGATGGGAGTATTGATCATCGTGACCGGTATAATCGGGAACAGGAAGAAAGTCGTCAGGCAATTAATAGAATGCAAGGTGATGAAAATGCTCTGAAACTCTGGACCGTAGATATTGATTCGGATGAAGAAAAACCAGAGTTCATACCTTTCGACATTACTAATCTTGACAAAGAGTATGATTACACAGAGAAGTCAGTTCAACAAAACGTAGCCTCGATGTTTCTTATACCACCTGTTTTGAGGGGTATTGCTGCTACAAATGCCCTTGGTGGTGGTTTTGGTGCGGATGTAATTAGTAATGCTTACTTCTTTATGAACTCTGTGACAGCTAATGAAAGACGAATGATAACCGAAGCATTTATTAAGTTATTCGAGTTTTACATGGTCAAGTTTGCTGACTTCACGATTAAACCATTGGAATATATTTCAAATCCAACACCTACAGTACCATGATAAGCCTGGTAACAAAAGCGGATCTGGATCAATATAAGTACATTGCGGATAGTACGAAAAACAGTACTTCGTGGCCTCAATTCGTCTCTGAAGCCCAGATGTTTGATGTTAAAGTCTGGCTTGGCGATGGATTACTGAATGAGATAATTACTCAAGCATCAACATTGCCTCCGACAATTTCAGCAGATAATCAAAATCTTTTGGATGGTGGTATTTATATCCACGACAGTAAGACTTACTTATTCCAGGGTCTTAAAGCAGCAATCATGTATTATGCTTTTGCTCGTTTCACAAATCGCACTCCATATAATTATACTGCTGCAGGGATAGTCCTGAAAGATAGCGATCTCTCGACCCCTGTAGGTGACAAGATTGTTCAACGTCTGGAAACCGAAGCTCGTTTAATGGCTGATGCGATTAAGTGTGAGATAACTACATTTCTGGATCGTAATTATACTTTATACCCACTTTGGAAAAATCAGGAGTGTCGTTGCGGAAGTAGTTGTGACAGAAATTTCTTTAATGTAATTGGTAATTAATGGCAGATTTTATAACATATAAATTTCCGGATCATAAAAGCGGTGATACATTTCAAGGTGTTGCTTTTACTATTAGTGTAAATGGCACACCTCCTTCTCTTATTGGTGCTACTATTAGTATGAAAGTAGGTGATAAAACGTATTCCAATACAGGACGAGGAGAAATTGAGGTGACAGATGCTTTAAATTGTAAGTTTCAGCTTAAAGAACAAAGAATTATATTACCACCAAAGACTTATGATGTTGCAATAACAATTTTATTCGCAGATGGGAAAGTAAAAACCTATATAAGAGGTACTTGGTGCATATTATAATGGATGATGTATTTGTAAATATAACCGAAGTAGTTGAAGAAGTTACTGTTACAATAACAGAAACTGCACCTACTGTTGATAAAATATCTATAGTAATTTCGGAGGCGATTCAAGGTGAGCAGGGTATTAAAGGAGATCAAGGGTTAAAAGGAGATCAAGGTGAAAGAGGTTTACAAGGTTTACAAGGAGATCAAGGAATTAAGGGTGATCAAGGGGATAGAGGCTTAAAAGGCGATACAGGTGATCAGGGTTTGAAAGGTGATAAAGGTGATACTGGATTACAAGGATTAAAAGGGGATCAGGGTGATAGGGGGTTACAAGGGATTCAAGGAATACAGGGTATTCAAGGCTTAAAAGGCGATCAAGGAGATAGGGGTTTACAGGGTTTGAAAGGCGATCAAGGGGATAGGGGTTTGCAAGGTATTCAGGGATTAAAAGGCGATAGAGGTGATAATGGAACTAATGGCACTAACGGAATAGATGGATCAAATTGGACTAATTGGGACGGTGGTGATCCGGCAGATGTGATGAGTAGTATTGAATCATTTGATTTTGCAGAAATATAATGGCAGGCACAGGACAATTTAAACGGGCAATTGCAAGTAGATGGACTTCGGTTAATCCGATACTCGCTTCAGGTGAATTAGGACTAGAAACTGATACTTTTAAAATGAAGTTTGGTGATGGTACGGATCATTGGAATGACTTGCCTTATGCTAACATAGGAAATACAGGGCCAGAAGGACCAAAAGGCGATACAGGCACAGGATTAAGTAGGGTAACAACTTCAACGATAAACTTTGGAACAGAATCACAATATGTCGAAAAGGTAATTTCAGATAGTTTAATAACTTCCGAATCAGAAATACTTATCCAGATTCAAGGAGGACAAGAAGAATATCAATTACAAGGTGTTCAATGTGGCGTTGTTTCAATTACTGATAATGTAGGTTATACAATATATGCAATAGCTCCGTCAAGGGCATCAGGAATAATGAATATAAACATTTTAATATTTTAAAATATGGGACTATTAATAAATGGGGGAATTTCCGGCACACCTGCCGATGTAGATTCCAATAATCAATTAAAAGTAACACAAAATCCTGATAGCACTAAAGCGGGAGCATCAGTTTTGTTTACTGAAAAAGATCATGGAACAATGACCGGTACCAGATCGTTAGGTTCTCCTGAAGTGTCAGAAACAAAAAGACTAAAGGTAGGTCTTGAGACAATGATCGATCATGAACTATTTAATTATACTATCCAGAGGACAAATAAACATTGGTATAAGATTACCACTCTTACAATGGTTCTTTCTTCTCAAGGATTAATGACAAATGGGTTAGGCGTGACAACGCAGAATACAGGATGTAGTTTAAATACTCACCGTCATTTTCCGTTATTTACAAGTGCTCCTCTTATTGGTGAATTTGATATGGCATTTACTAACTTTATTCCCGGAGCAAACACTGTAATAAACTATGGTTTTTTTCTTCCAGGTGCTGCTAACTTTTACGCTCCTCTTGACGGTGTTGGATTTCGTTGGACTTCAGCTGGTTTATTTGGTTTTCAAAACTATAATGGGGTTGAAAATTTAACGGGTGTTATTTCAACATTTACCCCTGTAGTTGGTACGGTTTATCATTATAAGATAGTTGTTACTCAATTAGCAATAGAGTTCTGGATAAATAATACTCTTTATTCAACTATGGCTGTTTCAGTAGGGAATCCACAACCTGCAATGATGGCTTCGTTTCCATTAACAATAAATCATTATATAACTAATAACGGTGCTGCCGGTAATATATGTCAACCTAAGTTTACCAGTTATGCAGTCTTCATGGGAGATCAGAATTTAAGTAAGCCGTGGCCTGATATTGTATCAGGAATGGGATTTAATGCTTTACTTTGGCCGGAGGGCAATGCTACCGGTGTAGCAGTTACACCTTTAATACCAGCTTATAATGCTGATGTTTCAACTACAGTTCCTTCATTGACTGCAGCAACAGCTAACGGTCTTGGTGGTGTTACAGACTGGGCTCTTGTCGCATCGGAAGTTACAGCGGAGAGGATTTTATTTTCATGGCAAAATCCAGCCGCAGCAGTAGCTGTAACAGGTCGAAATCTTGTTATTCGTGGAATACGTGTTTGTAGTGTTGTTCGTACGTTGCTTGTCGCACCTACTGCCGGTAGTAATGCTTTTGCGGTTATCATGGGATATGGTGCAAGTGCAGTTACGCCTGCAACAGCAGAAGCAACAACATTTGCAAACCCAACTACTAAGAACTACCGTAAGATATTTCTTGGTAATCAGAACTTTGTTACACCTGCCGCAATTGCAGGGACGGTTTCAAATGATATAGATACTAAATTTACCGTTCCTCATATTGTACATCCGGGGGAATGGTGGGCAATCCTTGTCAGACAGTTTAATACAGGTGCAGGTGGTCTTGTTCAGACATCTGTTTATCTTGATGCTAATTTTGAATAAAATAATTTTATATTAAATATCATGGCTAAAAAGATCGTACATAGAAAACCTAAAAAGTATGGAGCTGGACTGCCTCAGAATTTTGCAATGGGTAATGTCATCCGTGTTGTTCACATTGATCTTACAAAAGGAACATTTACTGATGAAAATGGATTCTTCATTAAGTCTGCCAGCGGCGCAATAATAACTTATTGCCCATTGAATAATGAAAATTCTGAATCATTAACCAAGACAATGATTGCTTCTTCGGCCTTTGAAGATCCTGAGATTTGCAGAAAAGTATTTGCAACTGGTTCACCACTGCCAACTGACTTGTATGCAGGTTACGGGGTATGACAACTATTTTCAATACCGACCCGGCAAGGATTGATCTTGAGGCAACTCAGGGGGATTCCATTTACATGGAGTTTTATGTAAACCTGGGTATTTCACCAACGGTTGCTCAAAAGTTCTATACTACTGTAAATATTGCACCAACTGAGGGTGTGCCGTTTTATATCTACGAAGTTATAATGCAGGTACGAAGAAAAGATGGATTACTTCTGAAAGAATGGACCTCACAAGTAGGATCGCCGGCAGATATATTACTTGTGGTTGATGGTGGTTATATGGGACTGTTTGATCCTGATGGATTTTCGGAGTCTGGCGAATTTGATTATGATGTAAAGGTTTATACGGATCAGATACTAAATAAGTTGATTACTATTATGAGAGGTTCATTTACAGTTAAGAAATAAATTACAAAGTAATGGGACGGATAGGAATAAGTGAAATACCGGTTAATAATAACTCATCGATCATCACCGCTGATTCTACGATTGTAACAGCGGATGATACTGAAATTACGGTCGATGAAGAGTAAATTATTAATTTTGTTGATCATAGTTTTACAGTCTTGTGTAGCATTAAAAATTGACAGTACTAAAACGACAGTAGATAGTAATATAACAACAGATCAAAAATGAAAAAAGTATTGATTTTAATTCTATTAACTATAAGTATTCAATCTTATAGTCAAAGTCTCCAATTAGTTAACGTTGGAAGTTCGCCAAACGATCATATGGGTGACCCTCTACGTACTGCATTTATAAAAGTTAATCAGGTTATTGATACTGTAAAATATATCAACTCGCTACTTGGCTATTATGCTACGGTGAGTCAGTTAAACGGTAAACAGGCAACTTTAGTAAGTGGAGTTAATATAAAAACTATTAATTCTATTTCTATTCTCGGTGCTGGCAACATGGTTATCGGATCGGGTGGGACAATGGTTTACCCAGGGACGACAGGAATAACAACTTTCAATGGTTCTGGTTGGGGAGCTTCAATAACTGATAATTCAACTAACTGGAACGCGGCTTATGGTTGGGGTAATCATGCTTCGGC